GACAAAGTCTCAGTATGGCGTCCGGACAGCAAGCAGCTTTGAAGGTCGAACCAGATGTTGTCACTGTTACACAGTATATCTTCCAAAATCGAGTGTCGGGTTGGATGTTTACTTTTTCTCAGGCTAGTCGATTTTTTAGTCCACTATTTTCTGCAGAAACTGTGCTTTTTTATGAGATTCGTGAGAGAGATTCACAAGTTATTCGAACACTGGGTGATGAGGTGCAGTTTGATTTGCTAGAGGCGGGTATTAGAGTTAGAACTCTGCGCGATAAAACGTGGTATTTGTTGGTGATTCGAACCCTGGGGGTAGCTGGTTATGTTGAGTTTTATCCTGAGGGTTTGGCTACTAGCCGACAGCTGACTTTGACCACCTTTCGTGTTCCCTCATTTCAATTGCAAGCCCGCATGCACTCTGGCGTTGCTGGGTCATTTATGATTTATTGTTGTGGTTCTTCACGTACTGTTGCCCATGTTGTGCCACAAAAAATGCATTTGTTTCTACCTAATCCTAGTCAGCGATGGACGCTCTCCCATCAGAAGGTTGCTGATTTTTCTACATTTTATGGAGCCTTTGCTGAGTCTGTGAGGTTTAACGATATTCAAAAGGCTCTTAATGAGCATTTTGTGCGTGATGTTCGAGTTCTGTTATATGCTAATTTTCAAGGGGTTCATGTTTATATCCCTTATACCGTGAAACCCTTTAGTGTTTCTGAAGCACTGACTCGTTTAGACTTGAATTTATTGAAGGATATTACCGGAGTTTGTGGTGATGATCGCTCCATTGATCGAGCTGTGACGACCTTGATGCAGGGTGAACGAGCTAAGAATATATTTGACATAAACATCGTCCGACACATTGGAAAAAGTTTGGAGATGACTGATGAGGAAGTTGCGCATCACATTTCTACAGTGAATCCTCTGGGATCTGTACTGAATCGGGTTTCTAGCGATTACGTACGGGTACGTCGATCTTTGGACCGTGGGGTCACAGCTATGAGGCAGGATAAATTTGATGAAGATGACGGGAAAGGAGACAAGGCGGTGCAGTTGCTATTTGCCGAGTTGCTTGGTTTAAAGCGTAAAGTTACTGTTCTCGAGCAAAAATGTAGACAGTATGATGAGATGAAGAGTGAGCATTATCAGCACTTAATGAATCATAAAGCCAGGTTAGATGAATTGGATGGTAGCTCCGCAGCATGTGCTGGGGATCTCAAAGAGATTAAAGAGTGGAAAGCAGATTATGTGCGGCGTGTTGATGCTTCTTTAACAGAGAGTAAGAATCTCGTTGGTCGTGTGACTGCTGATTTACTAAACCTTAGTACTAAACTATCGGATAAAATTGATCGAAGGGTTAATAATTTTGAAGAAGGTCAGAAAGCTACTCAATTAGAAGTTAGAAGAGTTGCTACCGATTTGGAGGGGCTTAAGAGTAAGTACGATGTTTTTTCTGGGCAATTGATTAAGACTGATGAGGATTTATGGAAAGCTATTAGAGGAGTTGATCGTGTGTGTAACACAATTGTTAGTAGTAGAATTGATGCTTTTTCTTACGGTGGGTCTGTTGGATGTGGTCAACTAGATCTCGGACCCTATGCCTCTATCGTATATTTTGGCCGAGTGAAGGAAAGTCTTAAACATGATAGTAGATTTGTGGATTATAACCAACGAGTTGTTCACATCCGTGATAGATCATATCATTGTGCTACGTTTCAGATTCGTGATTTTCATTTGGATGCTGGCACAATTGTTTCTTGTCTTAGTTTATTGCCTATTGACGGTTATGACATTAACATCCCTTGGTTTAATGCACTGCCAGAGTTTGCACTATTGTATGAGTATTTGCTCTCGCCAGGTATCAAGGTCAGCCAGTATAAACTTGTGGTCTCAGGAACGTATACATGTTATTTTCCTAATGTGGTTGGGATGTTCTACCCTATTCATGCTGTGGCGGCTGTCTAGATGTAGCACTCATAGCGCACTCTATGAGATGTGGATGCAGTC